GGGACTCGAACCCCTAACCTTCTGGACCGTGCTTTGTGAGCACGACGACGTCCTCCGGTGCGCACAGTGCCAGCATGCCGCCGTGGACCACGACGAGGGCGGTCTCTGTCTGTGGTGCCCATGCGGGCTCGAGGATGTCGAGCCCGTCCACGCCGACGACCTGGCGTTGGCGGCATGACCGACCTACGCCATATCTCGAAGCTCGCATGAGCGACGAACGCATGAGCCCGCATCTGAAGGCCGAGCCGGCGCATCGCACCGATCCGCTCGAGCCGAGGTGGTGGACGTGGTGCGGCGAGATCGTGGGAACCGAGGACGTCCGCGACGAGTGGATCGTGGTGGAGTGCTTTGCCTGCCTCGAACTCTACGAGGACGAATAGTCCGCCGATGAGTAGGTGCATGACGACTCTGAGGGAGCCCACCCCCACGTGGGTACGTGAGATCGATGCCTGGCTGGTTGCGCTGAAGGGCGCGGGGCGTCGTCCGGCGACGCTGGACGCCAGGCGGCAGCAGCTGCGGCTGCTCGCTCGGTGGGCGGGCCGGCGCAGCCCGTGGAACCTGAGCACCGATGACCTGCTGGCGTGGATGGCCTCGAGGGACTGGAGCCAGGAGCGGCGGCGCTCGGTGCGGACGACGCTGCAGGGCTTCTACCGGTGGGGTGTGGGCTCGGGCCGCACCGAGCACGACCCTGCGCTGAGGCTGCCGGTGATCCGGGCGGCGGTGCCTCGGCCGCGCCCGTGCGACGACGAGGTGCTGCGGACGGCGGTCAGGAAGGCACCCGAGCGCGACGTGCTGATGGTGCGGATGGCCGCCGAGTGCGGTTTGCGCCGCGCCGAGGTCGCCCAGATCCACACCCGCGACGTGATCACCGGCTCGAAGCGTGGCGAATACTCCCTCGTGGTGCACGGCAAGGGCGGCAAGGAACGGGTCGTGCCGCTGCCACCGATGCTGGCGCGGGAGTTGCTGCGCCGGCACCGGGGCTTCGTGTTCCCAGGCCGGATCAACGGGCACCTGTCCGACCGCTGGGTGGGGCGGGTCGTGGGCCGATGGCTCGACCAGGGCTACACGATGCACAGCCTCAGACACTGGTTCGCCACCGTCACCTACGAGGAGAGCAACGACCTGCTCGGCCTGGGCGAGCTGCTCGGCCACGCGAGCCCGGAGACCACCCGGCGCTACGTGAGGCTCAGTGATGCCCGGGGGCGAGGTCTCGTCGCGTCTGCCTCGGCGCGGCTGAGCGCCCTTGAGGTGACACCTGACATGCCAGTGACACGTCAGGGTGACGTCGCCGCGACGGCCAGCGCATAGCCACCTATTCGCACCTAAGCCACAGATCTGGAGATTAGGAGTTTGTCCGCATGAAGCGCATATCCCCGGCGGGCCGCTGGTGGGTGCTGCCGTTCGTCACGGCGGCGTTCGGCACCGGGGCCGCGGTGGTCAACGTCATCGTCGGCAACCGGGCTGTTGGCGTCGTGCTGCTCGCGCTGGCCTTCATCACCTTGATGGGTCGCAGCACGCAGATGAGCGCCTACCGGGCGGGCTACTGGCGGGGCAGCTACGAAGCGCTGGCCGACGTGCGGAGCCTGGACGACGTCATGAGCGGTTGGCAGCCGTCGCCGTGGGACCGGCTGCCCGCTCCGCCCTGGGAAGAGCGGACGAGTCCAACAGAGCACTGATCAATCACCACGAGACTTAGGAGCTTGCCCAGATGAATCCCGCTCAGTACGCCGAGCACAGGAACACGACGGTGCGCACGGTGCGGCGCTGGCTGAAGGAGGGCTGGCTGCCCGGGGCCACGCAGTACCCGGACGGGCGCTGGGACATCCCCCGGGACGCCATCGAGCAGAAGCCGCTCTTCCCGGTCGAGACCAGCAACGGCCACGACGTGTCACCTGACGTGTCAGGTGTCGTGTCAGTGTCGCGTCACGGTGACACGGGGCAAGCTCTTGGCCTGGTCGAGGCCCTCGGCCAGCTGCCTGCCTTGCTGCCGCTGGAGGCCGCATCGTGGCTGCTGGGGATCCCTGAGTCGGCGATCAGGCGTCACGCCGGGGACTTGGGGGCGGTGCCCTGGGGGCCGCGGGGGACGCTCGTCGTCCCGGCGAGGGTCGTGCGGGAGCTGGCCGGGCTGTAGCCGGCCGGGCCGCGGCGCCCGAAGACCCAGCCGAGCAGGACGCCGAACACCCCGACCAGGACGCCGACGGTCATGGTCATGGCCAGCACCAGGGCCAGTGCTGCGGCGGACCAGAGCTCTTCGGCGGACATGGGTCAGTACAGGGCGCGGGCGCTGACGTGGGTGACCTTGAGCGTCTTGCCTTCGGGGGCGAGGATGAACAGCCGTAGCCGGCGGCGGCCGCCGCCGGTGTCACCGCCGATGCTGTTGGTCCAGGCGACGTTGCCGCAGCTGGCGCCGGCGGTGATCGGCACCTCGACGACGGGGTAGGCGCTGTCGATGACGGTGTCCTTGTCGCCCTCGTAGTCGATGACCGACTGCAGCCGCAGCTGCGCGACGTCGCCGACCTTGATGCTGTCGTCCTCGCCGCTGGGCTCGATCCGCACCCCGGCGGTCACGACGTAGGCGTCTTTCGGGCCGGTCAGCAGCGACAGGGCGCCGTCGGTGTCGATGGTCAGCGTCTTCCAGGTGCCGTTGCCCGTGAACTTCTGGGTTGCGGCGTTGCTGAAAACCTTCACGGTGCTCATGCCGAACAGCCCTCCAGGTTCGTAGCCGGCGAGCTTGGCCCGCGCGGCGTTCATGTCCATCGGGTCCGGGTCGATCTTCCGGCCGGCGGCGTATTCCTTATGCGCGGTGATGGCGCGGTCGATCTCCTCGCGGGTGGTGATGCCCAGCTTCTGGGCCAGGGCGTGGACGCCGCGCAGGCCCTCGGAGCGCTGCGGGTCGGTCCACTTCTCGTCGGTGGTGTGGTCGGTCTCGATGCCGATGGCGTCGCCGTTGCCGTCGTCGGTGGAGATCACGCCCCACGGGCCGCCCTCCCCGGCGTGGTTCGCGCGCCCGGCGGCGACCACGTGCCAGACGCCGTCGTAGGACAGCCACAGTTGCGACAGCGGCCCGGCCAGGCCTGGGCGGCCGTCGCGGATGACGTCGACGCCGTTGGACGTCTCGCCCTTGGGGCTGGCGTCGTGGTGCAGCATGATCGCTTTCGGGGCGAAGGCGCCGTCGCGGCCGCGGGTCTTCCAGCCGTCCTCCTCGATCACGGTGCAGCCGGCCTCGCGCAGCACGTCGGCCAGCCAGGTCAGCGGATAGGTGGCCATCGCGTGTCCCTTCCGCGGTTTTGTCGGTGGTGCTCGGTACGGTGGTGGGGCTTCGCGGACTCTTGCTGGGTCTCGGCTTTCTCGTGGGCGGCGCCTTCTCTCATCGGCGCCGCCCACCCCCGTTTTCGGGGTGGCTCAGCCGGCGGCCATCGGCGTGGCGTAGATCGTTGACCCGGCGGCCATCACGGTGGGCGTGGCGTTGGCGGCGTTCTGCGCCCACTGGAGTTTCAGTGTCCCGGCGGTGGCCACGACCAGGAGCAGGTCCTCGTGGATCGCGGACGCGGCGGTGCCGTCGAGGCCGTAGGAGACCTGCGTGGTGATGCCGTGCACCGTGGTCCTCATGGACGTCACGGCGCCGGCGCTGGTCATGCCGGTGGCGGGGCCGATGCACGCGCGGTGGGTGACGCCCAGGACGCCGGTGAACGCCCAGGCAATGTTGACGTCGGCGGCCGCCGGCCCGGAGGGGTTCAGGAACGCCTCGACGCGCCAGTTGCCCACGGGCAGGGACAAGAGCAGCTCGTCGTCGTCCTGCATCACGATGCTGTTGGTCACGTTCTCGGCGGTGTTCTTCCGCTTGTAGCGGGGGACGTAGAGCTGGGCGTCGACGGCCTGGGCGAGAGCCTGCAGGTCAGCCGGGACGTTCGGCGCGGCGGTGCTGGCGGGGTAGGGCAGGCCCTTCGCGGTGGTGGGCACGGTGGTCCTCTCAGGGGCTGGTGATGGTTCCCGGCGCGGGCTGTCGGGTGGTGATGCTCATGCGGCCGGCGTCGAGGTCCCAGGCGATCGAGGACACGAACGCAAGCTGGGCGTCCTCGACTCCCAGGTCGAGGCTGATGACGTCGGTGGGGCGGACCCAGTAGGCGGCGACGGCCTCGACGCTGTAGGCGAAGCCCATCCCGATCAGCTGCTTGAGCGCCGATGCCGCGCGCCGGTCGGCGTGGGCGGCGCTGGCCTTGTTCGGGGACTCGATGGAGTGCACGACGGTGCCGACCACGTCGACGGCGTAGGGCCCGCTGCTGATCCACGCGGACCCGAGTACCTGCTGGTTGTCGGCGGAGCCCCACTGGTAGTGCACGAGGACGGCGTTGGCCCAGCCCTCCCGGGACAGTGTGCCGTCGGAGTTGATGAGGGTGCCGTCGACGCCGGCGCGCAGGTAGTGCACGATCTGTGCGTTGTCGTCGTCGACGGGGCGCGGGGTCAGCCGCCATTTGCCCAGCTCGTCGCAGCGGAACCAGCCGCCGATGCGCCCGGCGATGTCCCGGGCGATCGGCAGCGCCGGGTCACCCTCCCGCGGTATCCAGAAATCGGGAGGTGCCGGCGCCCAGCCGGTCGTGTCCATCGCGTTGTAGTAGTCGAAACGCGGGTCGTCGTAGTTGTCGATCGCGCCGCACACGTCCAGGCAGGTGCGCACGGCGTCGCGGGCCTCGGTGGTGTCGTGCCAATCGGTGGCCCGGAGTTCGTCGCCGTCGAAGGCCCACTCTTGCGCCAGGGACCGCCACTCCTCGACCAGGTACTCAGGCCCGGCGACCTCGAGGGTGACCTGGTTGTCGGGCTGGTTGATGGTGCGCCGCGCCAGGTACCCGATGCCGATCGGGTGGACGTCGGTGAGGCCGTCGGCCAGGACGTAGCCGGCGGAGATCGTCACAGTCACGAGCAGCCGGGGGTCGAGCAGGGCCAGGCCCCCGGCCGGTGGCAGGGTGATGGTGAGGGTTGCCTGCAGGTAGGGCGACCAGTACTCGTCCAGCCGCACGGTGCACGAGGTGACGTTGAAGCCCCGGATCTCGAGGCCGGCGGCGTTGTGGAAGGTCACCGTGTAGACGTGCGGCAGCGACTCACGGATCAGGGTCTCGACGGATCGGTCCCAGGGCTCCGTCGGGGTGGCCGCGCTCATGCGATGGGCCGTTTCTCGAGCAGGTCGAGGTAGTCGACGAACGACGACGCGACGACGTTGTAGTCGCCGTAGCCGGCGGCGAGTTCGGCGTAGGTCCAGACGGTGACCGCGACATAGCTACCGTTCGGCCAGGCGACCTCGGCGAAGGACACCTCGAGCTGCCAGTGCAGGGGTTCGGCGTTGTTCAGCCGCAGCCCGGTGACCACGAAATAGAGGTCCAGGCCGGGGACGTCGGCCTGGCGCAGCATCCATACCCGGGCCTGGCCCAGCTGCGCGGCCAGCTGCTCCACGGTGAGGTAGTCGGGCCCGATCAGGGTGATGCTGCCGGCCTGTAGCGCGGCCGGGCGCAGGACGGCGACCGGGTCCGGGCGGCCGATCACCTGATGCACGGTGCTGCGCGCTTCCCGGGTGGCGTCCCAGCTGATCGCGAACGTGATCGCGTTCGGGTCGAGGCTGCCGTCGGCGAGGGTGCGCCCGTCCGGTGGGTACAGCGGCGCGGCGATCAGGACGACGTGAGGGAACATCGGTGGCGACATGGACACGGTGGCGGTGGCGGCCGCCGCGCCGGTGTTGCGGTACGCGGTGTAGGTGATGGTCCCGGTGAGTGCGTACTCGAAGTCGTCTATGTCCAGGACGGCGGCCGCGGAGGGCAGCTGCCCGTCGAGGGTCCGCAGCGTGCGGGTCCCGTTCACGTCGACGCGGATGACGCGGTCGATGGTGTAGGCGTCCGGGTTCAGCAGCCGCAGGTGGATGCGCTCCGGCAGGATGTGGCTTACCTCGATGGTCAGGCTCACGGGTTAGCCGGCTTTCCTGAGCGGTACCGGTCGAGGGCTACCGGAACCTTGATCGACAGGCCGTTGTAGTAGGCGTTGATCTGCCGCTGCAGCGCCGCCTTCGAGGGCAGCTGCGGGTTGATCGGGACCGGGACACCGGAGGACCTGATGTTGTCGATCCGGTCCTGCACGGCCTTGGCGCTGCCGTGGTCGTCGACGGTGACCTTGGTGTTCTTCGCCGGTGGGATGCCGCCCAGGGTCTCGATGTAGCCCTGGGCGGCCTTGTCGCTGATCCCGAACGCCTTGGCCACCTTGTCCACGAGCACTTTCTCCTGCTGTTCCATCTTCTTGGTCGCGGCGCCGGACTTGGTGCCGGTGTCGACCAGTGAGTCGCCGTAGTCCTTGATGCCGTCCATGGCGTTCTTGATGGCGCGCAGGTTGTCGCGCCCGGCGGCGGTGTTCTCGGACAGGGACTTGTTGTTGCGTTTGCGGGCGGTGGTGACGCCGTCCAGGGCGTCGAGCATGTCCAGCTCGTTCAGCACGGCGTCGCCCTTGAGGTCGGCGGCGATCCGCAACTGTTCGTTCTCGTTGACCAGGGCCTCGGCGCTGTGATTGGTGGCGGTGGCCGTCTTCTCGGTCTCGGTGGTCAGGCCTTTGGTGGCTTCGCTGTAGGCCTGGGTGGCGGTCACGCCGAGGCCCACGGCCACCCCTTGATCCTTGAGGGCCAGGGACACGCTGCCGAAGGTCTTCTCGAGTGCGGCGTTGCCGAGGCGAACGTTGCCCAGGTCGTCGACGTAGGTGCCGTACTGGACCTGCGCCGCGGCGGTCGCATCAGCCACCGCGGTCTGCGCGTCGGCGACGTCCTGGCTGTCGCCGGTCAGGCCCTGCATGATCGTGGAGAAGCTGCTCCCGAACGTCTGCATGGCGGTGGGGATGTCGGTGCCGAACTTCTGCTCGAACGCTTCTCCGTCGCGCAGCAGGTCGGCGATCTGGTCGCCCTGGAAGGCGTCGCCCAGAACGCCGGCGTTCTGGCGCAGCTCGTCGAAGATGGTGCCGACCAGCTCTTTCAGGTTCTCGGCCTCCTCCTTCGACTTGGCGAACAGGCCGCGGGCCATCCCGATGCCGGCGGCGGCGATCGAAACGCCGACGATGCCCGCGGGGCCCAGCGCGGAGGCCAGGCCACCGAAGGTCGACTGGATGGCGTCGACCGCCGAGGTGGCGTCGCCCTGGAACGAGCTCAGGCTTTCGGCGACGTTCTGCTTGGCTTCCTGCTTGAACTCGGCGGCGGCGGTCGAGCCGTGTTTCGAGACGCTGTCCAGGTCGGCTTTCGCGGAGGTGGTGGCGATCTTGCCGTCGGCCTTGAGGGACTTGAAGGCGCTGGAGAACGACTGGTCGACCTTCTCGGCGGCGGTGTCGGCGGTGGTGCCGATCGCCTTCAGCTCGGCCTCGGCGCCGGTGGTGTCCGCGCGGTTCAGGTCGCCCAGGGTGGTGCCCAGCTGGTCGATGGCGGTCTGGCTGGTGTCGGCGGCGTCGGCGACGTCGCGCAGGCCGCGCTCGATCGTGTCGGTGTCGGCGCGGTCCAGGTCGTCGAGGCTGTCGGCGACGTCGCCCAGGGCGTCCTCCATGTCGGAGGTGCCGCGCAGGAAGCCGTCGACGTCAGCGACGAACGGAATCTTGATGGCCACGGCCTCACCTGCCTTCGGCGGCGTCGACGTAGACCTTGACGATGAGCTGCGCCCACAGGTGCGGTGCGCGGTGGGCGATGTCGGAGAGGGTGTTGAACACCGGGCCGCGCTTACGACGGGCGGGCAGCTGGCGGGTGGTGTGCCGCTTGCCCTTGGTGCGGTTCCGGTCGGCGCCGAACTCCACCGCCGGCCAAGTCGTGTCGGGGACCAGGCCGCCGCGCAGCGCCCGGCGGGAGCTGGCGGCGACGAACGTGGGCGGGTTGCCCGCGGCGATCCGGGCGCCGGGGACCAGGACGCGGCGCTCGAGCGGCGTCCTTACCCGCTGCTCGATCCCGGTGCGCCATGGGGCGTTCAACGTGGCGCGGGTCGCGTCGTTGATCTGTTTGCGCAGGCCTCGGTCGGCCAGCCGGAGAGCGAGCACGGCAGCCTGCAGAGCCCGGTCGTCGCCGACCGCCACACCCACGACGAATCCCCTGTCAGGCCTTGTCGGCCTTGGCGGCCTTGCGGGCCAGGGGCAGCGGGTAGGTCGGGGTGGGCCTGCCCTGCACGCCGAGGGTCACCGTTCCCACCGCGAAGGCGTCGACGCTGCCGCCGATCGGCCCGGCGCTGATGATGATGTCGGCGTCCCACGAGGCCTGCTCGGTGTTCACGTCGGGCACGAAAGTCGCGTGCTTGACCTCGCCCTGATTGGCGAACAAGTAGCTCGAGAGTGTCTCGACCTTGGACCAGTCCTGGGCGTAGGCCAGGACGCAGGTCCAGGTGGGCGCCGACTGGTCGGAGAACACCGCGGCGGGGGTGAGGCCCTTCCATGTCTGGGTCTGCGCCGCCGGGTCGAACTGCACCTGCGAGAGGTGCATCTCGAAGTTGTCGACGTCGATCATCATCGTGACGTCCTTGAGCACGAACGGCGTGACGGGTACAGCGACCATGTCAGTCTCCTGGGGGTTGCATCGTGATGGCCACCGCGATGCGGTGGCCGTTGTAGGACTCGTCGAGCACGATCCGCTCGGACGTCGTCCACCGCAGCGGCTGCGCGTTGTCGATGGCGTCGAGCACGTCGTCGACGGCGTCCTCGAGCTCCAGGTCGGCCTTGTCGGGTGCCTGCAGCGGTGAGAGCACGAGCACGTCGATGGTCCAGTCCCGGCACCGCATCGGCAGCTGCGGGTTGTGCTCGACCTTCGCGACCATCACGACGAGCGTGAGCGTGGTGATGTTGTCCGGGAGCCGCCCCATCGTCGGCCAGTCCAGCGACTCCAGGACGGCGAGCACCTCGGTGAGCGCGGACACCGGGCCTCACCCGACCCGGGGGACCGCGGGCCGCGGCCGCAGGAGCTGCTTGACCTGAGTGGACAGGGGCCGGACGCGGATCGCGTAGTCGCCGTTGAAGCCGATGACCTCGCCGTCACCGGATCGGGTGGCGGCGTAGTTGTCGCGGGCCTGGGCCAGCTGGGCCTGCCTGTAGCGCTCAGGCACGACCGCTGCGTCGAGCAATGCGGGCGCGTACACGACCACCTGCTCGTAGGCAGACTGCAGCAAGGCCGTCACGTCCTCCGGGCTGAGGGTGACCGAGTCCGGCCACAGGCCCTCGATCCCGTCGGTGTCGACCCATCCCACGACCGGCACCCGGCCACCTCCATCCCGTCATGTCACGTGTCGTGTCAGGTGTCGTGTCACTGACGTGTCAGTGCTTGCCGGCCTTGCTGCCCGCGTCGTCCGGCGCCTGCTCGGCGAAGGGCAGAGGCGGCGCGGTGGTGACGAGGGCCAGGCCGCGGGCGTCGTGGACGATGGTGCCGTCGTAGCCGAAGACGGCCTCGTCGATCGACCCCACGGCGATCGCCTGGGCGTTGACCCGAAGCGGGGAACCGGGCAGCTCGTAGTGCGTGGCCGCGGCCTTGATCCCGACGACGAGCTGGCCGTCGGGGACGTCGTCGTGCGGCACGATGCTGAAGCCGGCGAAGCTGCCTTCGGTCAGGCCGAGCGACTGGGACAGGAAGGTGAGTGCCTGCTCCTGGGTGGTGAACGCCATGTCCCGCCACAGGTCGGGCGCGACGATCGCGAACGAGGGGGCGCCGTACTTGATCAGCGCGAGGGCGCCGTCTACCAACGCAGCCCAACCGGCGGTCTGCCCGGCCGGGACGGCGCCGGGTACGACCGCGGTCGCTTCGGCGAGCAGGACGGCGAGGCAGTCGAGGTCCGTCTCCTCGGCGTAGGACAGGTTGAGCATGCGGATGTACGAGGAGAGAACACCGGCGTCGGGGAAGTCGGTGATCGACCGGTCGACCCGGTTGCCGCCGGCCCAGCGCTGCGCGGCCTCGTTCACGGGCGCCAGCGAGACGGGGGACGAGTGGATCTCGGCGATGGCGCCGGCGTACTTGGCCACGGTCGGCTTTTCCGCCCATCGGAAGCCCTGCAGGCGCAGCGACGTCAGGGGGGCGCTGCTGATCAGGGGGATGATCCGGCGGGTGTACTCGGCGGGGGACCAGACCTCGCCGAGCCACTGGGGCTGGCTGGCGGCCTCGACGTCGGCGGAGGTGACCGAGGTGGTGGCGTCACCGAAGGCGGCGAAGAGCTGGGCTGCGGGCTCCAGGCGGGCGAGGTCGGAGTGGTCGCCGGCCTTCAGCCGCACGATCGCGTGCATGGCCTGCATGAACGTGAGCGGCCGCTCGGGCTGCCTCTGCCGGCTGGCGGCCAGCCGGGGAGCCGTCGCGACCGGCGCGGCGGTCTGGCCCTGGTCGTCGGGCTCCATGTCGTCTTCCTCACTGTCGTCGGTGTCGTCGGTGTCGTCGGTGTCGTCGTCGTCGCTGCTGAGGGTGGGTGACACGCTCGGCCTGTCAGGTGTCGTGTCAGGTGTCGTGTCAGGTGATGGCGTCCCGTCGTCGGGTGCGTCGTCCAGCTCGGAGGCGACGAGGCGGGCGGAGTCGAAGGCGGGGTCGACGACGGCGCCGCCACCGGTGACGGCGCCGCCGATCAGCCGGCCGGCGCGGACGACGGGGCCATCGACCTCGACGCTGATGCCGGTGCGGACTCCCTCGGCGGCCTCGACGAGCAGGTCGTCACCGGCGCTGGTGGCCAGGACCCGGACGGCGACGTCGAGCCCGGCTGGCGTCTCGGTGAGCTCGACGCCGCGGGCCAGGGGGCGGTGCCGGTCGTGCTCGAGGTTGAGCACGAAGTCCTCGGCGGCGCACAGGCGCAGGGCGCCGGCGGCCGCGGTGACCTTGCCCACGTTGGTGTAGCCGGCTTCGCCGTAGGGCAGCAGCCGGTAGCGCAGGACCCGCGAGGCCTGGTCGGCGGCGAGCAGCGTGCCGTGCAGTCGCATGGTCAGTCCTCGGTCTGCGCGCCGGTGGGCGCGGCGTAGCGGGAGTTGTCGAAGGCGGTGCGGGTGCCGGCCGGGGTGATGTCGTCCTCGGACAGGCGGGCCGTGATCGCGGTCTGCCACGGGATGAGGGCCTCGGCCAGGGCCGAACTCTCGGTCGCCTGCGTCTTGTACGTGAGGGTCGACGTGGCGAGGGACGCGTTGGTCGTGGCGACCGGTAGGCCCATGTGTGAGGCGATGTCGACGGCGAGCTGGTTGCGGGCGGCGATCAGGAGATCGGACATCGCCTGCCCGTGGACGATCGCCTGGATGTTCGCGGGGGTGAACGCCACCGCGCCGGTCACGGAGCGGCGGGCTGTCGACCAGTTGGTGAGCAGCTCGTCGATCTCTTCGGGCTCGAGCACGTCGTCGGTGGTCTGGTGCAGCTCGACGAGCGGCGCCGGTGAGGCGACCCGCCCGGCCCAGGTCGACTCCAGGTCCAGGCCCGCGCGGATGGTGACGCGGCCGCGGGTCAGCAGGCCGCCGGGGATCGGGCCGCTGAACAGGCACACCTGGTCGACGGCGACGGTGTCGCCCTGGACGAGGATGCGGCCGTCAGGGTCGATGGACCACTCGTCGCGCTCGACGTAGTGCGCGTCGAGGATGGTCGTCCGGGCGCCGCGGTCGAGCCACCACAGGGCGTCCCCGTCGAAGATGAGGTCGTCGACGGTGGCCTGCAGCCGAAGCCACGGCGACCCATACGCCGAGCGGTTGAGCCACGCCGGCTGAGACACCGTCCGCTCTTCACCCTTGAAGGCCTCGAGCGGCAGCGTGGCGATCGCCTGGATGGCGTCGCGTCCCTTGGCCACCGGCGGCAGGGACAGGGCCGCATCACGGTCGATGAAGCCGAGGCCGCCGGGGAACAGTGCCGCCACAGAGAGGGTCTGCACGGGCATGTGCGGGCCGATGGGCGAGGCGATGCGCGGGTAGGCGCCTGGGTCGTGCGGGGTGACGTTGCTGGCCTCCAGGGCGACGGCGGCCGCCACGGCGTCACGTGCCCGGGTGAAGATCCCCACGAGCGCACAGTGCGCCCACCCGGGTGATCTTGGCTACACCCGTGCTGAGCAGCGACGTTTCCCCGCCGATGGGGGTACCGTTCCGCGCGGCTCAGGTGCGCACGTGCACGCGGGTCTGGACCTTCGCCGGTAGCCGGTCGTAGGCGGCGAGGGCGACGGTTCCGGCGATCAGCGGGGCGATCGGCGGGCCGCCGGCCTCGCGGTTCCACACCCACCCGCCGTCGCGCAGGTAGCGCTTGGCTGCGGCGTCGATCGCGCTGGTGAGGTCGGGCTGGTCGACGTGCAGGATGCGGCCGCCGTGCAGCTCGTCGAAGATCGCCGGGCAGACGGCGATCATCTGCCGGGTGTTCAGCGGGTCCAGTCGCGGCCGCGGCCGCACCCGGGTCAGGGCCTCGGCCACCTGCAGGTTCTGCCCGATCGCGTCGTAGCTGATGGTGAGGTGCCGGCGGCGGGCGAGGTCGGCCAGGAAGATCGGCAGCCACCCGGCGCCTGAGCGCAGGGCGAGCAGCTCCCACCAGGCCCGCCCGTCGCCGTCGCGCCACGACCCGACCACCGCGCCGTAGGAGCCGTCGACGGCGACCTCGAAGGCCAGGCCGATGCGCTCGGGCCGGGACGGCGCGACGTCGCGTTGGGAGCCGCTCCAGGCGCCGGCGGAGATGAGCCGGGTCACGGTCGGGTCCTGCCACAGGCACAGGTACTCCTGCGAGAACAGCGCCCGGCCGAGCTTGCGGCGGCGCTTGCGCATCCGCTCGATCGTGGTCAGCGTGCCGATGCCGGGGTGCACCCGGTGCCACACGGCCTCGTCGTCGGGGTCGTCCTGCTCACCGGCGGCGTACTCCACGATCCCGATCTCGCCCTCGTGCCCGCGCTGCAGGCTGTCCCAGAGCAGACCGGCCTTGGTCTTCGGCGTGCCGGACACGATGAGCTGCGGGTAGGGGCTGGTGTCCAGGGTCGGCTCGATGCCGGCCTGCAGATCCTGCACGACCTCGGCATCCTCGAACTCCTGGGCCTCGTCGACCCACACGCAGTCGGCGCCCTCAGAGCGGAACTTGTCGCCCTTCGGTGCGACCACGAACCAGCGTGACCCGTTCGGTGCGTACTCCAGGCACTCCCGGCCGGCGGCCTGCCACAGGAGCCACGTGTCAGGGTCGGCCTGGTGCAGAGCTTGGGCGACCTCGAGGAATCGCAACCGAGCCTTCAGCCCGGTCTGCGCCGTCGTGATGATCGTGTACCCCGGGACGCTCGTCATCCGGCCGACGAGCATGGCCTGTATCGAGCTGGTCTTGCTGCAGCGTCGCGGCGCCACGACCACGACCTCGTCGTGCTCGAGGTCCCCGAACTGGTCACTGCGTGTAGCCGTGTTCGATCCGATGACGTCGCAGATCGCGTAGGCCTGGGGCAGCTCGCGCCGATGCAGGGCCTCGACACCCGATCGCAGCAGGTCACGGGCCTGATCGCGACCCGTGGCGGGGCTGGCGTGGAGCGGCTCAGCCATGGTGGATCACCGCCGGGGAGAAAAAGTGGGCAGTAGAGGCCAGTGTTCAGATGTTTTCTCTCAAAGAACCACGCTCACTCTACGTCACGTAGTTGACGGATTGTTGTCCTTGATGAGCATGTGCTGCACGACGTCGGGGCTGCCCGGGTCCTCGCCGAGGATCGGGTGCTCGTACTCGACGACGACGACGTGCGGCTCGATCGTGATGCGGGACACGCGGGCCGGGTCGTGGCCCAGCCGCTTGCACAGCTCGAACACCTCGGTGCGGGTGTACGTGATCAGGGACGGCTTGCTCACCACGGTCTGATTCCTCTCTCGGCTGCGGACTGGACGACGCCGGCGGCCTGGCCGAGGGCCTGGCCGTGGCGGCGGTTGCACGGGCGGTGGCTGATCGCCTGGTTGTCCCTGCCCAGGGCGCCACCCTGGATGAACGGGATCACGTGGTCGACGTCCCACTCGTCCTCGACGTACACCGGGCCACCGCATCGGCAGCAGGGCAGCTCACCGGCGGCCGCCAGTTGCGTCGCCCAGTAGCGCCGTGCCCGTGCGGCGACGCCTGCGGTCCAGCCCTGCTCGGCGTGGGACACATCAAGCTAGAGCGAGTCGACGACGTTGTGGGTGTCCCGGGTCGAGGCCCGGACGATGGTGTCGAGCTGGCCGTCGAGGTGGGCGACCAGCTCGACCAGCAGTGCACGGACCAGCCTCGTCGCGGCCTCAGCGTCCTCGAGCGTGCCGGCCTCAGCGTCCATCAGCATCGGGTGCTTGTACCTGAAGCCTGACCCATCGGCCAGGACGGTCAGGGTCAGCAGCGGTGGCGGGGCGGTGAAGAGCTTGTTGAGGGCGCGCATGTGCTCCTCGACAAGGTCGCTCAGGTCACGATCCATGAGCGGTCCCCTTCACCTCACCGTGCGGCAGCAGGTGCCGCACGGTACGACCTGCGGCTTTACCGGGTCGGTTCATTGTTCCCTCCAGAGCAAGATCAACAGCTTTGCGGACTCCCTGCGGGAGGCAGGGCTATTCCGGAGCGCTTTCTCCCCTCTCCCTCCGGGAGATCCCGGACCCAGGCACCACGCCACCCCTTTGCCCTGTTGGGTGCAGCACGTATAGCCCGCTCGCGTGAGGCGAGCAGGCTGTGCCGCAACTCCGGCGAAGGCACGCGTTCCTGCGCAACGGAATCGCCCTCAGCCCGGCACTGAGGGATGCATCTGACCGGGCGTCTACCGAGTTGGTGAGGCGGCTGGAGACCAGGAGAGGCGCCGCTCGGGTCTGGGGCTGGGATCGGCTACGCACCACCGCCAACCGGGACGAGGCACAGCAAAAGGGCCACGCCGCTCAAGGCGACGAAGCCCACCAAACTCGGTGTGTGACTAGGCGTGTACCCACGGTGAAAACACGCGGCATAGCACGCTGACCAGGTATGATCCATGGTGTCTGTAGAGAGACGTTGAGGGCTGCTTCCTGGGGATTAGGAAGCAGCCCTCGTCTCGTCGTAGGCGTCGCGCTCGGCTGTCAACGCAGCCTTGTAGTGCTCGACCTCCGCCCGAGTGAAGACGTACGAGCCGGTGCGGCCGGGGAGCTTTGTCGCTCCGAGGGCACCCTCACGAACGAGCTTCAGCACCCATGATCGGTCCACACCCAGCAGCGCGGCAGCTTCACGCGCTCCGATGACTTCAGACATGTCCGCAAACTTAGGACCATTCACAAGCTTTTGGAACTCGCCGACACGCCGGTAGTGCAGACAACTTGCGACTGTGGTCCTAAACTTCGGCCCATGGTGATTCAGGTTGATGGCGCTGACCCTGGTTGGCCGCTCACGGATCGGTTGCGGCGGGCTCGTGAATTCGGAGGCTTCGACCAGGACCAACTGGCGGCCGAGCTGTGCGTGTCCAAGAACACCGTCAGCAATTACGAGCGCGGCTTCACCAGGCCGCGACGGCCCATGCTGGCCGCCTGGGCGATGGCCACAGGCGTATCCCTGGCGTGGCTTGAGACGGACGACGCGTCTCGCCTCGAGATTGTGCGCCCGAAGGGACTCGAACCCCTAACCTTCTGGACCGTGCTTTGTGAGCACGACGACGTCCTCCGGTGCGCACAGTGCCAGCATGCCGCCGTGGACCACGACGAGGGCGGTCTCTGTCTGTGGTGCCCATG